TTTTAAATCTATTTGATTTTTTATGAGTCAGTGACACTAAATCATTCCAGAAGTCTGGAGAGTTGCTCTGTATGAATAGAGGAAGAAAACCTCTTTCTCGAGCAGACTCCAGTCCCTGAGCTACTAAAGAGTACACTGTTAGGTGTTCTACAATAGCAGTTATAGGGAACTGGGTGATTTCAGAACCTTTGTATCCAAATCTCTTAGCAAACTCAAAAAGGGTCTCCCCTTGATGGGTTTTGGTAGGAGAAATAGATACTCCGAGTTCTGTCATCACGTCCAGATAGCTAGATGCTATCTGCTTATCCATTATGACGATATCGTCTCCTAAGATACGATATGGTAAAGGACCTTCTCCTTTCCAATCACATCTCATTGCACTAATGTGCACTGCGACATGATGAGATAAGGAGAAAACTCCTCAAGAGCTTTTGGCTCCCAAAGGTTGTCCTGTTGCAAACTCAATTGTACTACCGTCAGGTAATACAAATGGGTATCCAACCATAATGTGACTTCACGCTTCTGACTTCTCGGGACTATCTAATAGATGTTCCACTACTCTTTTTTGAAAAGACAGTGGGAATCTGTCAGTAGCCGCCGTTAGGTCAAATGAAGCGTAGAAGTTATATCCTCCGTAAAGAATATCACGAAATCCACGGTTTTGATCAAACGTGGAATCTCATGATAGCCCTTTTAGAATGTTAAATACAGAGTCATGTAGGTTCGAAAGAGCCATCTGACTTATGTAGTCAAATATTGCAAAAGGACGGGATTTCCCTTCTTTATCTGGTTTAATAGATATCTTTCTTAAGTGTTTTGTCTTTGCTTCTTTTATGGAAAATATAGATCTATATTTTTCATGAAGATGTAAGACAAAGGCTTTTAGAGATAGTACACTTTTAGCGTAGTATGAATCCATACCACCGTTAAGAGTAATACAACTATTAAGAAGATCATCTGGGAGATTAACCAAATCTTCCATTGATCTTAGGATAGATAAGCCATTTGGTCCAGAAGTTGAGATCCATGTGAATCCATCTCACGATGAGTCCACACAACCTCTTCTTAATCCCATTTTGTTCATAACTAATGCAATTTCAGATTGAGGAATCGTATCTTCATACGTTCCCTTATCAGTTATTGTGTTAGTTTTATAAACTTTGGGATCCCCTTTTATCAATTTACTGACTTGTAACAAAGTTAGTATTCATGATATTAACTCCTTGTCATCTTCTAAAATCCTTTTCCTAATTTCATAGGGAAGTATCTTTGGAAGCTGGTCTTTGGAGAGGGCTATACCAAATGGACAGATCAATTTTTCTTTAGACAAGGTTTTAGTGATAGCTAGCCTACATAGTTTAATATATGTGGCAGCTCTCACTGACCCTTGAGTCCTGTTTAGAGTTTCAACTTTAAACAGAATTTTTCTAATTAAAGATGATCTGTTAGATATATCGAGATTTCCATAGTAATATTTTGAAACAAACTTCATTAATTGGTTATACAATGTATAATTGATTAGTTTAGTCATGTTTTAAGTATTAGTATTGTGAAAGATCTGTTACCAGTCTTTCGTCCTATCCCTCTAAAAAATGAGGGGGGGCGGTAAGTTTTGGGACATTAGCTTGGTCTGGTCCGGTCGCGTCTGCACATGTTGAAAGTGGGTCCCTTACGGGGTTCTTCCAAAGGGTTTACAGATGCTACTGGTGATGTG